GACTGCGGGAGGAAAAGCATGACAACCAGAACGGCGAATCCGGCCCAGGACGGCCTGCGGATCACGGCCCTGGTGCCGGCCGACGCCGCCCGGGTCCTGAGTGCCGCCAGTGGCCGGCGGATCACGGAGGCTCAGATTCGGGAGGTGGCCGAGCGCGGCCAGTTGCTCCGGGCCGACGGCACACTGAACCTGCTGGACTACACGGCGTACCTGGTGGAGGAGATGGCCAGTGGAAGCGATTAACCCCAGACGACTCCAGCCCGCTGTCCTGGCCCGGCTCCTGAACTCGGTCGGCCGTGGCGAGGTCATCAGCGAGCGGCAGCTCCGCCGGCATCGTAACCGCGCGGGCTACACGATCGGTGACGCGCGGACGGTGGACCTCTTCCGCTACGCCGCCTGGCTCACGCTGGAGTACTTCAAGCCAAAGGCCGAGCCGCTCACCTACGACGAGGTCAAACGCCGCCAGGCGGAGCGGAACGCGGAGATGGTTCGCGCCGCCCAGGACATCGGCGAGGTCCCGGCCGTGGCCGACCCCGAGCGGCGCGCGGCGGCCGAGGCGTCGTTCAAGGTCTTTTGCGAGACCTACTTTCCCGATGTCTTCTACTTCGCCTGGTCGCCGGACCACCTGCGGGTGGTGGAGAAGATCGAGAAGGCGGTCCGCACCGGCGGCCTGTTCGCCATGGCCATGCCGCGCGGCAGCGGCAAGACCGTTCTCTGTCAGACCGCTGTGGTATGGGCGGCGCTAACCGGCGCAACGCCGTTCGTGTGCCTCATCGCCGCCAGCGCCGAACGGGCCCGCGACCTGCTGGAAAACATCATGGTCTGGCTGGAGACGAACCCGCTCCTCGGGGAGGACTTCCCCGAGGTCTGCTATCCCGTCCGGTGCCTGGAGCGGATCACCAACCGGCAGAAGGGTCAGAAGTACCAGGGTGAGCCGACACGCATCGAGTGGACGAGCGACAAGGTGGTGCTCCCGACCATCGAGGGCAGCCGCGCCTCGGGGGTCGTCATCTCCTGCTCCGGCATGAAGGGCTCGGACATCCGCGGCCAGAATCATGCCCGGGCCGACGGCCGGGTGGTGCGGCCGCAGCTGGTGCTGGTGGACGACCCGCAGACAACCGAGTCGGCCTGGTCGCCGTCGCAGAGCCAGCGGCGCGAGGCGATCCTGGCCGGCGACGTCCTCGGCATGGCCGGGCCGGGCAGAAAGATCGCGGGGCTCATGGCCTGCACGGTGATCCGCCCCGACGACATGGCCGATCGGCTCCTCGACCGCGACAAGCACCCCGAGTGGCAGGGCGAGCGGACCAAGATGGTCTATGCCTTTCCCGCCAGCGAGAAGCTGTGGTCGCGGTATGCCGAGATGCGGAACGACTCGCTCCGCAACGATGGCGATGGCGCCGAAGCCACCGAGTTCTATCGGCGGAATCGCGAGGCCATGGACGCCGGCGCCGTTGTCGCCTGGCCTGAGCGGTACAACGAGGATGAGCGCTCGGCCGTGCAGCACGCCATGAACCTGAAACTGCGGGACGAGGCGGCGTTTTTCGCCGAGTACCAGAACGAACCGGTCGTCGAGGCCCTGGGCGAGGAGATGCTCACCGCCGACGAGATCGCCGGCAAGCTCAGCGGCTACGAGCGCGGCGTCATCCCGGTCGGTGCCGGGCACCTGACGATGTTCATCGACGTGCAACAGAAGGCCCTGTACTGGATGGCCGTGGCCTGGGAGGAGAACTTCACCGGGTGCATTGTTGATTACGGCACGTGGCCCGAGCAGAAGCGGCCTTACTTCACGCTGAGTGACCTCCGCTCGACCATTGCCCGAGCCGTGCCGGGGGCGGGACTGGAGGGGCAGATCTTCGCGGCCCTCGAACGACTGACCGCCGAGAAGCTCTCGGCCGCATGGCGGCGTGAGGATGGTGCCGAGATACGCATCGAACGGTGCCTCATCGACGCCAACTGGGGCCAGTCGACGGATGTCGTCTACCAGTTCTGCCGGCAGAGCCCGTTCGCGGCGGTGCTGCTGCCGAGCCACGGCAAGTACGTCGGGGCGTCGAGCGTGCCGTTCAGCGAGTACAAGCGGAAGCGCGGCGACCGCGTGGGCCTGCACTGGCGCATCCCGAACACCATCGGCAAGCGTCAGGTCCGCCACGCCCTGATCGACACAAACTACTGGAAGTCGTTCGTCCACGCCCGCCTGGCCGTGGCCATGGGCGATCCGGGGTGCCTGTCGGTCTTTGGCCGCGATGAGGACGCGCATCGGTTGCTCGCCGACCACCTGACGGCCGAGTACCGCGTCCGCACGCTGGCCCATGAGCGGACGGTAGACGAGTGGAAGCTGCGGGCGACACGGCCGGACAATCACTGGCTCGACTGCCTGGTCGGCTGCGCGGTCGGGGCCAGTATTCAAGGGGTCGGTCTGGCCGGGGTCGAGGGACAGAAGCAGTCGCGTCCCCGCCTTCGTCTGTCGCAACTCCAGGGAGGTCGAACATGAGCACGCAGGACACTGCCACCCGCCAGCCGACGCCCCAAGCTCTGGGGTTGGAGTGCCCGCACTGCGGGTGCCGCGACCTCCGGGTGCTCTATACCCGGCAGGCTCCGAACCAGCGCATCATGCGCCGCCGCAGGTGCCGCCATTGCGGGACGCGGGTGACGAGCTGGGAGAAGATCGGGCGCTGAGCAGATTTATTACACATCTGTACGAAATTTCGGCGGCGGCCCAACTTCCTTGTGAATTATCGACCCTGTCAGGCAATAAGCATTGCGTCGCCCGGGAGCGGGCAGCGGAGGTGCCGATGGACGAGGGGCTGGACAACCAAATCAGCGAGAACGCCGCCGGACCACGGAAGGCCGCGGGCGATTCGCACAGCATGGAGCAGCACCCGCTGCCGGACCAGATCGCCGCTGACAAGTACCTGGAGTCGAAGAAGGCCAGCCGGGCCAAGGGCCTCGGCATCAAGCTCGTCAAGCTCGCGCCGGGAGGGAGCGTCTGAATGTGGCCGTTCCGCAAGAAGAGGAAGTCCCGCGCCTCCCTCCCGGCCGCGCTCCAGGCCGGCGGCAAGGTGCCCGTCATCCTGCGGGCTCGGGACGACGCCGCGCAGCCCACGGCTGACAACGCCCGGCACTGGGCGATGGCTGACGCTCTCTCGGCCGACAGCGCGATGTCGTCCGACGTGCGGCGGAAGCTGCGACAGAACGCCCGCTACGAGGTAGCCAACAACAGCTACGCCAAGGGCATCGTGCTGACCATCGCCAATGACTGCGTGGGCACGGGGCCACGGCTCCAACTGCTGACGGCTGACGGAAAGCTCAACAATCAGGTGGAAGAGGCCTTCGCCGAGTGGTGCCGTGCCGTCAGGCTGGCGGCCAAGCTCCGCACCATGCGGGCCGCCAAGGCAACCGACGGCGAGACGTTCGCTGTGCTGACGGCCAATCCGCTCATCGACTCGCCGATCGTACTCGACGTGCAACTCGTGGAGGCCGACCGCGTGGCGGTGCCGTGGGTCTCGCTGGCGGACGATGGCAGCGACGTCGATGGCATCACGCTCGACGCCTGGGGCAACCCGCGGAGCTACGCGATCCTGCGGCAGCACCCGGGGGACCTCTCGAACTGGCGGCACGAGTTCGACCTGGTGGACGCCGCGGCGGTGATCCACTGGTTCCGTGAGGACCGGCCGGGCCAGCACCGGGGCGTGCCGGAGATCACGCCGGCGCTGCCACTCTTCGCCCAGCTGCGCGACTACACGCTGTCGGTGATCGCCGCGGCGGATACGGCGGCCGAGTTCGCGGCGGTGCTCTACACCGACTCGCCGGCCAACGGCGAGGCCCAGGCCCTGGAGCCGATGGACATCGTGGCCCTCGAACGGCGGATGGCCACGGTGCTGCCGGACGGCTGGCGGCTGAGCCAGGTGGAGGCGCAGCAACCGGTCACGGGCTACGGCGAGTTCAAGCACGAGATTCTCAACGAGATTGCCCGCTGCCTCAACATGCCCTTCAACGTCGCGGCCGGGAACAGCGCGGGCTACAACTATTCCAGCGGCAGGCTGGACCACCAGACCTACTACGAGTCGATCCGCGTCGAGCAGGCCCACCTGGCCGAAGTCGTGCGCGACCGGATTCTCGCTGCCTGGCTCTACGAGGCATCACTCACGCCGGAGTTCGCTGTCCTGCGAGGCGTGCGCAGTGTGCCGCACCAGTGGTTCTTTGACGGCGCGGAACACGTGGACC